AGTGGTGCGACTGATGGTGTGTATGGACTACGATCACGGTTCTTAATCACAATGAATGCATCATGATTATACTTTACCTCACCAAGTGGTGTTGCCCATTTCTTATTGTATCCTTCAGGTTGATCAATACCTGATGTCTGACTACCTGAAATTGTAATCTCAATGTCATCATCAAGTTCCCAATTCAACTTCTCAAACATTGATAGGATTAACCTCTCCAATGGTGATTGCTTATGTACTTTAGGATCATCATAGAGTCCAGGAGTACGATACTGATTCACATCATCTTCTACATTCATGGGCTTACATATGATTTGAGTAATGGCATTGCACTGTATGCCGTGGTGTTATTTAACGACACCTCTTTACCTACCTTATTTGAGTTGATGGGGGCATGGTAAGTGTGCGTAGTGCTTCTCTTCGTTCGCTTGAACTTGACGAATCCCCAGATGGTACGAATAGGACTATCAGTGCTATAAGAATAACTTTGAGTGTTACAAAGCCATATAGCAACCACATTAGATTTGAAATCTTCACATTCATAATAATAATGCTCGGGTGCTGTGTATGGGAAATCAGTTGGTAATGTCATACAGCATCTAATACTAACAACAACTCATAGCCTGACTCACAGTCATCTAACCAATGAAGATATGCTGCCCACTGTTGTACGTTCACTGTCATTTTGTTTTCTGAATGGTTGAGTTGTAGTAGTTCATCATCTGTGTATCACGATGAGCAAGGAACATCAAATAAGATGACATTGCAAAGATCGTGATCACAAATGCGAGTGAGTATTGAATGAGGTTTGACTTACTCATAGGTTTGTAAGGGTGGGCAACTGTTTGTCGTTGCCTCTTACGGTTTTACCCTCGACTCAACCTACTGCCATTGGACGATACTCTGAACGTGGCATTTGTGACATGTTGTATCCATTAACTGTAGCACCGTTAGCGATACGCTCTTCCCACTCATTACGTGCTGTGAGCATGGTGACAGTGCTGTAAGACTTGAGACCGTTAGCATTCCAGGTGACACGCTTCTGGAAACGCTTGACAATCACATCATCACCTTCAGCGATGAATGCCTCGGGAAAGAAGTCAACAGTGCAGACGTTGTTTGTGAGTTGCATGGTGTGGGGTGTTTGGTTGATGAATTAAGTATAGGGCATCTGGTGCCCTGTGGGTCAGTTAGTGGGCACTTCCTCTGCTGGCACACGGGAGACAGTGAAACTCTTGATCTCATAGGCTCTCCATGCATCACATGCCTCTTGCACCATACGCTCGAACTGCCTCTCCATGCCCTTGTGAGTCGTACACTTGCCACACTTGCGGAAGTACGTGATAGGGTGCTGTGGTGACGCGAGAGGCTTGACGACGATCTTGTAGTGAGAGTGCTTGACTGCTGTGACTGTCATGGGTGCCTTGCTTTGACTCTCTTAATATACACGGTTATGGGGTGCTGTGCCACAATAGTGGACACTTCACGAGGTGGTCAGCTTGGACATGCCGATGAACAAGAGAAATGCCAACATGATCACCACGTCCCATGCTTTAGTACGAATGAAATACGGCACACTGATTAGATCAGCCACAAAATGAATGATCACACCAAGTAATACATTAACATGCAAGACAATAAAATAGGCAGTGATGACTCCAACACTACCTAATACTCTTGCTTTACTATCTAGTTTCATTAGTCTATCTCTGCTATGTTAATGTTGTTTCTTTTGATAACTGCATCACGTAGGCATTTGTTTACCCATGTAATAGCTGAACCACATTTATCACAACGTAGTATACCAAAGTGAGACATTCTCTTCTTTCCTGTATCCCAACGTTTGTAATGATATTCTAGGAAGAACTTATCATGATCACAACATTGACACTTACGATAAGGGAGGAATACAGGATGATATTTGTACAGGGGATCTTCAGGCAAGATAAACGTATCAGAACTTTCAGAGATACGACCAGACCATGCATCTGCGTTCCTGTTTACCTCATCCTGTGTTAGGTGTTTGTTTAAATGATGATTGTTCACGTTCTTCTCTCATTGCAATTGCTTACGAATGTTTTCCAGATCAAATAGAGCAATATCTATCTGTGCTGCGAGTATACCTACAGCATATGGATATGAAGGGGCAGGAGAGTCATCTATGGCGTCCAGGAATGGCGTTCCATCTGCGTCTACAGGGCAATCCATCCTAGTTGCTGCGTTGGCACGTCCTAGCGCCTCCTGGAGGGACTTGATTGTACGCTCTAGGTTCTGATCGATCGTCATTAGATCCCAAGTGGATGGTGACATGCCCTATAATACAGCCTAATAGTCTGCTAGCAAGTCATCGGGTACAGTTTCGATACTGTCCCATAGCACCTGCTCTGATGCTTCACGTAAGATAGACTCGCGAATCGCTGGATCATCAGTCCAGTCGCCTTCATAGTTGTACTGTTCCATGTTGTCAAGAATCACGTCGGTTTCCATTGATAAGGTGAATTTTGTGAAAGTTTTGTTTGTATACTACGAGACAGACTGATCTAGGAATGTCATCAGGTACAACTTTGATGCATATGGTGCATTGTTGATCTTCATAATTAAATGTCACAACACCATAGTATCCATCATACTCTACTTCTGTTCCTACTGGATACATAGTTGTCTCTCGTGCATGGTTGATCCTGGATCGTGAGGAAATCTGTATCAGGATAGAGTGTGTGAGCAATATACATTGCTAACTCTCTATTTGGTGCGATGAGGTGAGTTTCAACAGTATACACACCATTAGGTGGTTCTGATTGATCATCTTGCCACTCTTGTTCTAGTTCAAGTCTCCACACATGACCACTGTCTAAATGTGAATCAAAGTCATGAATAACATCAGCAGTCATAGAATCTATCATGCATGTCGGACATTTGTTGTTTGAGTTGTTCGATGTAAGCAGCTTGATCGTTGATCGTGTCTGCGTGATCTTTGATGAGTGATTTCATCTCATCTACCATGGATTGTTCGATATCAGTCATGGATGAATACTTGTGAATTATTCATTGATATGTATACTACAGAAGAAACTCTTCAATGTAATAATCCACTGTCACTTCATAATATGCTGCACGAGATTCTAATGCCATGGCAAATACATCAGGTTCATCAATAGCAGCATTCTGCGACGATGAGTTTAACATCGGCGTAGTTTTGGTATCCGTTGTATTTGACGAAATCGCAGACAGTTTGTGCAGTTTGTCGAGAAACGATGTGTCGTTGAAGAAATTTTCCACTGTTAGATTGAATGGTGAGTTCGTACTTTTGCATGATCAGTTGTTGTCGTCAGTGTTTGCTTCGTGCTCGTCAATCAACTGATTAATGTCTTCATCAGTGAGCGACAGAATGGATGGCATGTCATCATCAACGTCTAAACGATCGAAGATCTCGCCTTCCATGTCGTTGATTTCATCCCACATGGTGTGCTCCTGTGTTGTGTACTTGCATATTGTAGAGTGTAGAGAGCGCACAGCAACGAGTGGTGTGCAGCTTTGACTAGTGTCACAATAGGTCTAGATCTTTTCCAGGTCTTCCTGTAGAAAGGTAGTTATCAATTTTGGTTGCAAATTTGGAGACACTACCATATTTTGTCGTGACAATACTCTCTTGTCCGCGTGTCATATACTGTAGTGCGCTCCAGATGATGTTTAGTTCTTCTTTAGTCAGTGTTACTTGAAGGGACATTGCCATGTTGCGTAGTCTTCGTCCGATATTCTACCACATTTATACAGTGTGTCAAGGAAGAAAATCCAGTATAATTTCTTTGCTTCCATATCTCCGCGCAAGTCTTTATGCCAGATCTTCATCATGCGCCGACAGATCCACACTGCCTCACGCTTCGTCAGGGTCTTTTGGGTCATTGAATGTGCCATATACTGATATGAAATTGAGAAATGAATTGATGCTGCGTTCTGTACATAATGATCGCTTCGCTTCTAACCAATACTCATATTCATCCTGTAAATCTGGTCCCAGTTCAATATTTATTCTTCTACGATTGGTCCCCATCTTCCATTATCTCCTAGTTCGCGGTTTTCAAGTTTGTCCATGATACTATCCATTTGTTTCATTGAGTCGATCTTACTGATCATCTCTGCAATAGAACCACAAATGAAAGGTTTCTCTTGTCTTGCAGCAAATGCTAATGCATTACGTAGGTTAGACTCTGCTTCATCTAGTGAATCATTGACTGATTTTGATAGTGCCATTAGTAAATTTCTCCTTTGATAATACCTTCACGGTTCTTTAATTTCCATACGATGTAGTCCATGGTAGGGACACACTGGGGATTCCATCCAGCAAAAGTTGAATGTTCTCCACTTGGTATCTGCCAACAGGGTGACTCATCGTTTTCAAGATCTAGTGACTCACGATATGCTTCGTCACCGAGTAGAACAACTGCCCTTTCTGCTTGATTCAAACTAGTGAAGCAAGCAAATGCATTCTTTTTAATAACATCAGGGACATGGTGTTTCATTTAGTTTTCTTTCTTGATTGTAAATGATCCATCTTTGTTATCTATCCATACCAGTGTATCACCTTCATGCCAATCTAATTGATTCATCAGCTCATCAGGAAATGTGATAACACCCTCATCATCAACAGGAATAGTGTAATTCATTAAATCCAGTCAGGTTTGCGATTTGGTAGTCGTAAGTAGTTGCTAGATACCCATGGTTTAGAAGCAATATACATTTTATATGCTGTCAGTGTATCTATACTATCATCAAACTTGTACTCTTCAGGCATTGCACGAACAAATGGAGTATGATTATCCCATTTAACATAAGGAATGATCTCATCAGCAACAAGTAGAGTCTTGAAACAAGTATGGCATTTACCATATCGATTGAAATACTCTTCACACAATGCTATACCATGAGCAAGCAACCATCTAGAGTTCTCTACAGTCTCATTCGCCCATTTAGTACAAGGATGATTACGGAATGCACCTTTATCAGTAGCATATGGATTACCATCTGCTTTAGGTATTGTTCCATAACTATGTCCCCACTTGTCAGAGCACACAATAGATAGCATCTGACATGTTTCTAATGGCATCTTGACAATATGCTTGTCAGGTAGACACTCTGCTGATTCAGTCGGATGCTGACTCGTTACGAAAATATTCATCAGGTAGGTACGCACTCCTATTAATAGCAAGATTAAAGCTGAATGTCAACCTCATCTTATTACGATTCTCCTTACCCACCTTTACAGCATGTTTCAGATGTGGTGGGAACAACAATATATGTCCATCATGAATGTATGATGTCCAGAGTTCTTCGTAATAATCACAGATCTTACTATCACTATGCTTGAACAGTTGTTGTGTACGCATGGAAAGATCTGTTTTCTGGAATGTCAACTGTCCTTCACAACAATTGTTTGCAAAGTATATGCCAGACCAGTATGGGTTTAGGTTATCAGGTGACAAATGATCGTGTGGTTCTTGACCATTCTCTTCATAGTATGCATTATACCAGAAACCGTTGTATCGTATGTCAACTGGCATATTATAGCAAGCAAGGACTTTCTGGCAATGCTCTAACACATCTCTCTTAACATTCTCCGCAGTCTCATGATCAACATACGGATCATCCTCCTTAATATCAGGGAATGATGTATTGAGAGGAGTAAACCATACATCTGGCTTTCTAACTACCTTGTCAAATGACTTCCATTCATATGATTCATGCTTTGGAAATTTAGTAACTATCAATGGCGTTGCAAAGATAGGTATAGTAGCAATTTCTACTGTCTCACCACTTATTTCATTACTAAATTGTTCCATCATAACTTGACGCCCTGGGTACTATTGACAACTCTAGTGTATAGATGTAGTGTACCCTCCTGTTCACATTTAAGATGCCAGCGTGTCATAACAGTGACACCATCTTTAGTAGCACCAGTCATCATCTGACGACCTTGCTTTGTCATTGTAGAATACAGTCCATACCTAGTTTCCCAGACATAGAAGCATTCATCGATGAGTTCTGCACCTTCAGGTACAATAACTTCAGTCACTTGCTCGCCATTGGTACTGTCCATTGTGGACTCCATAATTACTTTTTCTTGATTGTTGGTGGTCCTCAACTAATTCTAGAATATGTTGAGATATTTGTGATGCTGCATCATCGTCCCAGTCACTATCATCTAGTGTCCTACCCATGTTAAACACTTCGTGCAATTTGATATTAATGGAGTCGATCAACATGTCATGTTTAGTCATGGCAATAAATGTAAACTTAAGTATATAGATTAGAATTCACGATTCCTTCTATCATCTAGGTAAGAAATAATATCAGCTCGCCACTCCATTAATTCATTGTAGCACTCTTGATTGTGAGCACATGACCGAAGTCTATTGTCAGGCTTCAATACACTCTCGTAAAACAAACCGAATGCATCACGTCGTCTTTGTTGCTTAAGTTCTTCTTCAGTCATCGAATACCTTACACATAGGTGAACCAGGGTGATCATCACAGAACTTATCTAACACCTTATCTTGGTGACGATTCTCTGGATTAGCAATCTTACCTTCTGTATTAGGATCCCACTCATCAGGGGAATGTTCTTCATTACAGTGTAGATCTACCTTGTACTCATTCCACTTATCATTAGCATCATAGAGTGGATCGGATGGATCTTTCTGGCGTGGTTGTGACATTAGTCTTGCTCCTGTTTGAATAGTTTACGACACTTTTTAACTTCTTTGAGTTCATCCTTAATCATCTGATAAGCATCTTCAGGTGATAGTTTCTTTGCCATTTCCATAGCAGTGATGATCTCAACTCTAGTTCCGAAATGTTTAAGTGCCTCCTCAAAACAATTTAGTTCTTCGTACATAGTAACTCTTTCTCTGCTTTTGCTTCTGCTTGCTTGCGCTTGCGAGATTCTTCAACTACACTGTAGTCAACACTATCAGGGTAGACACGATTCAGAGCATCACAGATGCCCTTGAGAGAGTCCTCACGCTTCTTTGACTGTAGACCCTTCGCACGTAGTTCCTGACGTGTTGGAATGTCACCGTGAGGTGCTTGAGCACGAAAGAAAGGAGCGAGGCAGGCAGCGTCATGAATATTGAGCGCAGAACGGTCAGGCAATGAACCTTGCATTATGTAGGGGGTGGTCAACCCATGAATCATACAGCATCAGCCCCTGCTTGTCAAGGGATCAGAGTCTCGATCTCTTTAAACTCGTGGTGTGTTGTCCTAAACAATAGAATATCTACCAATTCATTGTTCTCAAACACAAACTCAAAGTCAACTCTAAAGTTCTGCAATCCTTTCCTAAAACCATTGTCAAATACTACTTGACGAGTGTCAGGAAATACACTATTGATATACTTTCCATGTTCTTCTGTCAAGAAATCACCCTTTGCAGATGATAATCCATATAGATGTTCTCTTGAAATCTGTTCATCTCTCAACTCAATCTTCTCACGATTTCGTTCAGCAGTCATAACACTTCTGGTCTCTTTAACACTAGACTTTCTTTCTCTCCAGAATGCTGTATGATATTGACAGTTTAATCTAAATGATTCTCTACCATTAGCATGGAAGATCATCTCACCGTCTAGGTATAAAGGATTTCTTTTACAATGTGCGGCAAGTCTAGACATTACTTCATTATCAGTAATGTTATAATCTAGACCCTGACCTTGTTTCACCTTCACTGCAATAGGAGTACCAGAGATATCATACAAATAACCACAAAATGTAGCGCCTTTATCACAACTTGGACGTGCGTCTGGATTAATGTGGTGTGTACGAATAGATTCTGTAACCTTATTGTATACCTCCCTCAAATGTGAAGTATTTGTCTCATCAATTAGATGTTGTAAATTGCGCTGTTGATATAATGCATTGTAAGATAAATCTATACCACTCTCATAAGACAAGTGCTCATTACTATTATGATTAACACAAAACGTCTTGTACTCGTTTTTAATAGTAGGAGCGACCTCGCTAATTAAATAATCAAATACAAAGATCTCATTCATGTTATTACGAGCATCATCTGCTATTGCAGGTTGATACTTCACATCTTTCAATGATGTGTATAACCATGGCATCATCGAACTTGTGTATAGATGCTCTTGCCTCAATACACTGTATACTTCTTTTACTGTGTAAGTGTCGGAGAAGATCATTCGTTTGATGCGATAAGTTGTCCTAGATCATTATACAATGCATAAAACACATACATCTCTGGATTAGCAACAGATGCTTGACTATCAGGGAAGTTGTCATCAAAGTAATCAAGTACACCCTGATCTAGTCTCTCAAGTTCTACAACCACATACTCTGACTGTTTCATGTCAGCAATAAGATCTGACTCTAGCATTTTTGAGTATCGAGCAATAGATGTATTGATAGCATCAACATTGGTGCTATTGTTCCATCCAGTGACTCTAATGAACGCTAGTGGCACTCCAGCTGTCATTGCATAACGTCCAAGAATCTCTTGTAGATTGAAGATCTGATAGTTTTGGTTAATCATCGATAAACAGTTTCCAGGCGACAGTGACTCTTAATCCTTTGAAGTTTCTAGTACACGGTGCAGCACAGTGTGGTATTTTACCAGGAAACAATACTGCTTTGTTTGCTTTTGGGAATACACCATGCACTTCACCGTTGTTGATGTAGAAATTAGTTTGCCCACCTAGCATTGTATGCCATCTAGGGTTTACATATAACAATAGTGTTCTTCCGTTGTCGGTCTGTGCATCAACGTGAACTGATCCATCTTGACCGAAAGTATGCCCATTAGCATACGTATGTTGTAGTTTAAATCGTGTGTTTAGTTTCTTCTGTATCTTATTTAGAAGATGATCGTAGAAGAATGGATCTTCAGCAAAGTCTATCTTCCAGAATGGTGTGCAACTATGATACTCTGGATGCTCTTTACCTAGCGAGGTGTGACCAAAGGTCCATCGCGATCCGTGTCCTGTCTTATTCTGAATCTCTTGAAAATCTTCTTCATCGAAGAAATCAAAATATTGTACAACATCATCAGTAGTATATGTCATGGTCTATCTACAAATTCCCTAATCATATTCATCCTTGCGGATTCAAGTTTCTCTAGTTGTTCGTGACTAACGTCATCAGCAACATCATTGATTGCATGTTTAAGATCAATAATATTCTGTCTCATGGCAGATTCTTTAATGTAACTCTCTGCCCACCCAATAGCAACCTTTCTATTACCTGCAGTGACTTCATTTACTTTATGCCATAGACCAGTATTATATAAAATTACTGATCCTTTTGGTGGTTTGAATTCATGTTCAGTATTGCCAACACGAATGACTAACTCTCCACCCTCATATTCATCAGGGTCATTGAGAGCTACAGTGAAACTAAAGTGTGGTGCAATACCAGCGATAGGGAATGCATCTAAATGCCATTTATAAAATCCACCAGTCTTATACCAGACAAAGTATGGTTGTCCAGATCTCCTGATTAGAAAATCAGATAATCCTTTTTGTAGAGGAGTATACAGAGTTTGCATACATCTCTTGTAGTCTGGGTCATCGTAATTAAGTACAGAACTTTTCTTTACACCTTCTCTGGGATTACTATCACTCCCACAGTGAAATCTATGCTCTGTGTATACAGAAAGTATATTGCCTGACTCTGCAGGAGTCAGAACATCATTCAGCAGCCATATCATTTAAATCTTCCTCATCATAAAATGTTGAATAATCGATACCGTGTTCAACGAAGTCTTCGACTCGCATCAACTTCATTAAATCTTGAACTCCTTGTGCTACCACTCTCTTGGCGTTAGTAGATCTATCTCTCCATTCAATGACAGTTGTTAGTCTATCATTGACATAATCTTTAGATGCATCAACGTCTCTTTCAGTCCACAACCTCGCATCATCTATATCAAGATTATATTCAATTGCGTTACCAGCAGGATCTACGTTATCAGGATATGCAATTCTATAAATTGATGGGTCAATAGGCCATTTAATAGCCTTGATTGCCTTGAAGAGATCCAGAGGATCATCATACTTTTTATTGAATGCATCCATGCTACGGAGTGCCTTTCTCCACTTCTTCCACATCTCTTTCTCACCTTCGTAAGAATCTTCGATATCAGGTAGGACACGCCAGTCAGAACCTTTGAGCATTGCTGTTCTTTCAACTAGCCTCTTATTCATAGTGGCATCATAAAACATCTGCTCTTCAGAAATTTTAGTAATCTTATCTCTGATCTGTCTTTCTCTCACAACATGAGAGGCAGCAGTAAGATCTACTACTCTTTGACGCAACTCTTTAATTTGATCTGTAGTAGCACCATTGAAAATATATTGAATAGAGGTTGACTGATCAGTCGCAAAATCATATTTGTATTTTCTACGTTGGATGAGTGCAGTATCATCACTATAGAAAAGAACGTGCTCTAGTTCATCAACTGTATCTGTATGGAATATATCACCAACAACCTCGTTCTTAAATCTTTCCATGATATCAGGAAGGATTTTAATTGGTTGATTGATTTTATTACCATTAGGCAAGTCCAAAATATGAGTAGAATCGATAACGAGACTGTTCAGTAAATCAATCTCCATTATCACCTTGTTAATATTATCTACCAATTCGATGCTATCAGCCATGAGTTTTGATATACCAACCTGTTACTATATATTTATCCTTATCACCTAAAAGGAAACCTCCCCTATGAACATGTGTTAGACCAGCAGGGAAAATAACTACTGTGCCGACTGTAGGTTTAATCCTACGTTTCTGATACATGAACTCGGTTTCACCACCTTCTTCAATATCATTTAGATATATCATCCATGTCAATTCACGAGATGCACATTCAACTGTACCATTTTCATAGTGCCATGAGTGATATCCTCCACCAGGAGGAGTTTTTTGCATCTTAATATCAGAAGAAAACATTCTAGTCTTCTTTAATGTAGAAAAGTGATTGCAATAGTGATTAGCACATGCTTTCAACATCTGGTTAACATTACTAGTGTATTTCGCTGATGCATAGTTTAGCATGAATGCTCTATCTTGTCTAGTATATGCAGACCCATACATTTCAGAACCTTCCATGATTTTAGTCTCTGAAACTGAAGCTCCTAGATCTGTATCATCCTCTTCGTTTAGGGCACTAGCAAGCTCTTCATTAAAGATCTTTTCGCCATATGTGATAATTTGTTGACAGAGAGGTGCTGGTACAAAGTTTTCCCATACACCAATAAAATCTGTAAAATCACTCTTGGTGATTTTTGGATTTTGCATTAATTCAATTGGGCGGTAAGAGGGAACTGATTGTGACATAATTATGAAATATTATTAGAATGCTTTGATTATATATTTGACTTTGTGGAACTCCTGTACGATAGGAACCTGTATGTTTGGTTGCATCCTGACACTAGGAATTGGTTTCTTAATGTTTTGATTAAGGGTAAACGTACCAGTGTTCAATACATATCCAACTGGTGGTGTGTTGCCAACAAATTGATTATTGTCAAAGCTGACGTTAAGCGTACTACCAAAACCACCCAATCCTGTTTTGAAAAGACCAGGACCATTTTGGTTACCATAACTATAATCTTGCGTTGGATCTAAAACAGGAGATAATCCCATTAAGTGATTGTGTGAAGAAGTTGTAGTGTCACTATCTTCTAGAATTGCTGGTGGAGTATATGCCTCAATTCTAAATCTTGTTCCAGTAACATCAATAGCAGCAGAAACAGCAGTTGGTCCACCACCAGTTGTTCCATATACATCGTCTGGATATCTCTTCAAGTTCAGATGATTTCCTGCTACTGATACAACATCATCAGGGTTAAGACTGTTGTAAGGTGATGGCCAGAATACTTTCGCAGTTAGTGTCAAACTAGCTGTTCCTGGAGGATCTCCCTCTCCAAGAGGAGCGTCTCCAAATGTTCCTGCCCATTCAATAATACGCTCCTTGAAACTTCTACTTTCATTTGACTGAAGAATATCATCCCAAAGTTGATCGAAGTACAGAGCATTGCCACCTGGTTGAGTTTTTGATTTCAACTCTGACAGATATAGTGGATACCATACTTCAGGTAGCTCTCGATAAATTTCATCTTCAGCAATACCACCACCTCCAATGAAGTTAATATATGGACCGTCACCAGTACCAGTTGATTTATTCACCTGTCCTAGACCACTATTAGCAAAAACTTGACTGTTCCATGGAATCAATCCTGTACCACCAAATCCTTCAGCAGTAAATGCAGTAACAAATAGGTGACTATGTGTAGGAACATCAATGATTTTCTCCTGTAACTGTCCAATCTGTGCAGTTACCGTACCATTAACAGTAAACTCAACGTCAGCTTGAATTGGTGCATTGAATTGTGTCTTAACTGTACCAAAGTTAAAGAAATTACTCTCGGTGCCTTGATCAGAATTGACTACTGGTGTTGTCGTTACTGTTAATACTTTAATAGCAGGAGAAAATACAACAGTGCCACCACCAGGTGCAGCATTGGCGAATCCAATGTCCATCAAATCTCCAGGCACATATCCAGTACCAGGATCTATTATTGACACAACTGTAAATATTGTATCATCTGGATTGCCCGAACCATCCAAATCATTTGCTTCTGCTCTAACTCGCAATCGTAGTCCACTACCATTACCACCAAGAACTAGAATATCTTCCTCTACAGATTGACCGAATTCAGTCCAATAGTCAGGATCACCACCTTCACCTCTATTTACATATTGACCGACTGTTCTTTCAATATAGTCAGCACCAACTGTAGGTTTATTCTGCCACAATGCGAATGTCTGAACCTTACCTTCAGCTTGTGAACCACCTTGCAGTATTTGCTCGTAAGGATTATCACCAGCAACATCTACCTTATCAACATACCACCATCCACCAACATTACCTGGCTCGTTGATGTTATTTGTTGGAAGGAAAGCAGACGATGCTCTATTACCATCAACAACACCAACTCCAGTAAGTTTCCTATTTCTATAGTCAGGAACTTTAAAGTGTGTAGCTGCAGCTCCAGTAGTGGCAACACCATTAATATCACATTCTCCATAATGAGTATTAATAACAGCAAACAAATCCAGGTATTCAGTTTTTGATAGTTGTCTACCATCACACTCAATGAAACCAGGATATCTAGAATCTAGATTACCATCTATTGTACCATAAGATCCGTTTGGTTGCTTAAGAACGGAAAGAACTGTACCAATAGCAAGACCATCATCTTTCGCATTTCGTAATTGAACATCACCATTAGTATCTTCATATGTGTAAGAGTTCTTCCTACTATACCATGTTCCTTTTAATTCTGGTGCAGGTGGTGCTACTGCATATGTGCCTACACTCCAAGTAAATTGATTATTAGAACCAGTACCTACAGTAACATTAGTGCTTACAAGGTTAGCAAGACCACCAGAGGTTAGATACAATTGGAAGCTACTATTAGCAGGTGTAAATGTTCTTGGTCCTAAAACTGGCGAATCAAAGTCGATAGAGATAAGTACACCATCTGTACCACTGATTGTAATATCTCTATTGATACCAGTGACAGCAACAATAGAACTAACATATTGTCTGTTAGGTGCCCTGTTAGTAAGATTATTTGGTGGTGTGAATGCTGCGTCAGTATCAGGACCAGTGTTTGTAATGATAGACCATTCAGGAATCTGTAGTGTACCAACTTTAATCGTAGTGGCTACTGTACCACCAAATGTAGCACTGGATTTATTATAGATCTGAATTCTGTCACCATTACTCACATCTGTAGGGAAAATTCCAAGAGAACTTTCAGCACCATTATCATAGTAGATTTTAACTCTTGGTTCTGTACCATCTGTAGACACTAGTGTTACAGGTACAGTTACACCATTACCTAGTCCAACGATACCACTAGTTGGTTTTACATCAGATCCAATCAAAGTGTCCTCAAGTGCATCAAGTGCATCATTGAATACAAATGTTCCAGGTGTAGTAGATGGGAAACTACCAGTAGTAACACCCCATGCAGATCCAGTAATGCCATCACCAACACTCAAAAGATTTGTAGTGGTGGTAGTTGATGTTGCTGGTGTTCTTAATACTAACTGTATATACTCACCATTCTGAATGGTTGGACTGGTACTAGCAGCAACAAATGTTGTATTGTCTAAAACATCATATCCTTCATCGTTTACAACGAAAGCATTGCTAGATGAGACACCAATTAGCGCACCATTATCAGTATTGATTATTGCCTGATCATTTAGACCAGTAACTCTTAAGATCTCACTATAAACATCTGTATCAACTGGAGCACCATCAATCTCATCAAAATCAGGGAATGGTTCTGGAATATTAGGTGGTTGTACTGCCGAGGTGATAGTCCATCTCTCGGTTCTAGCACCAATAGTTAAGTCAGCAACTCTTGTAAGACCACCAGTATCATTAGACTTTAGTCTTAACTGGAGCCTATCACCATTTTGTACAAAGACATTACTGGATGGAATAACCCATGATCCAAAGTCTGCTTCGCCCTGATGTACTAACTGAATACGAACAGCATAATCAGTAGTATTAGTTCCAATGTAAGATGATACTAGTGAAACACTTGCGGCTGATCCAGGTGTTAATCCAGAAACTTCTATAATATCTTCTTGTGCTCTAGTACCATCACCATAAACATACAGAATGTCTGGTGTTACGTCATCTAATGGTGTAAATGGGTATGGATCTGGTGCAAAATCTTCTGGGATCGTAGAGATGTACCAGATTGTCTGCTGATCACCAATCTGAACCGTTACGCTTTGAGTTGTGTCCCAAGCTGATGGCGCTTTAAACTTCAGGCGAATAGTTTGCCCTTCGCTTACATATACAGGTGTAGTTCCGAACGAAAAGGTCATTTACCGCAGGCGATGGTCACGATTTCTTTAGTATTTATCAGATCTCTCTGACTTCTATAAATGTACCACCATCAACTTCAACTTGAATAGGATAGTTGGATTTAATCTCTACAGGGATGTCTATATCCTCAACAACAATTTGTTCACTAGTAACTATTGCATCTGGTGTGATAACTGGTTGCTCATCCCGCAGCTTATCTTCTGATGATGGGATATCAATAACATCTGGTCTTGCATCAATATTAATAGGAACTGTAACTACTTTGATAGATTGAAGTCCACCAGCTCCCTCACCATATAACTCATATCTGATAGAAGATGGTCCTCTATCATGATACACAACAGTATCTGTATATGTACCACTAGCAACAAAACCTAAATCTACAACTCTATCAGTTTCATTTGAATCAAGATCATACTCTTTAATTCTCAATTCATATGTTGTAGTTGCTCTTACTTGTTCATGAGATAATATAATATCATCACCATAATTTACTGATAGAGGACCAGCAAGATCAACTTCTGGTGGTTGTATTACAGTGATAGTAATTTGTTGACTATCAGTTCCACCCAAACCAGATGCAGTTGCAGTATATGTAGTGGTGATTGTCGGAGAAATAATTTGATTACTTACTAAATTAGTTGATCCAATTCCAGGATTGATAATCATAGTGCTGGCATCACCAGTAGTAGTCCATCTCAATCTAGTGGTTTCCCCAATAACAATTGTAGAATTGTCAAGCGTTAATGTTATTTGAGGAGGTTGATATACGTACAATACAACAGAATTACTTCGATTACCACCATATCCATATCCTGTTAACGTATAAGTCGTCGTACTAGTAGGAGATACCGTAAGACTACCAGATGTACCAACACCTCCAATTCCACTAATTGATCTAGAATAAGTATTTGATGTACTCCAATAAAGAGTTGCAGATCCTGGATTTATAAACGAAGTTGGACTAACAGATATGTTTACATATGGTGGACTGAAGTAACATGTACCATCATCTTGTTGTGCCCTTGGATTATAGTTTACTGCATTTGGATTAGTACATCCCCTGATTATTGGTGGCGGACAACTACCACTAGCCATGCCAGTATGCCTTCCCCTTGACCGAACTTGATAATATTCACCACTGGACATACCACCTCGTTTGACCATATTTGTGATACTACCATATACCTGCCGTCCAGTACCATATACCCATGTACCTACATATCCTTCTACACCAGCCTGTTCTCCATATCTACCAAACAAACTATAATATGCAGATGTAACTGCATTGCGGTAGGGATCATTAAAATCACCGCCGCTGCCAGGGAACCATATACTATAGTTGGTGACACATGATCCACCGTAATTATTCCAATGTCCGATTCGATATGGCATTACATTTCCTCCACTGGTAAATATGTACCGCTGTTCTCAATTTCTACCTGAATAGGATAGTCTGCTTTAATTACTACTGGAATATCTATATCCTCAACAACAATCTGTTCGGTAGTAACTTCAATATTAGGAGTGATAACTGGGAGTTCATCACGTAGTTTATCTTCGGTTGAAGGAATATCAATGGCATCTGGTGTCTGGTCAATGTTAATAGGCACAATAAGTTGATCCATAGCAGTTAAACCAGCCTGTCCAACTCCATACAAAATATATGTAATAGTACGT